AAAGGGCGGCCCCTTTTCCTGTGCCTGGACTCTCAAATATACACCGATCTTGGCGTGAATGATCGTGTGATCTGCGGCCTTGCTATCTGTGGGACGTGACGGTAATATACAGTCACAAAAACGAAAGCGAGGTACATAGACATGAAAAAGCAGACCCTGACCAAGAAGCAGCAGAAAGCCCTGCTGGACATCGCAAAGCGCCTGATGGTGGAGGTGGAAAGCCGAGGCGACCTTGAAGCGCGCGGCTGCGACAGCGAGGATTTCATCGAGGTTCCCGTCTGGGGCATCCAGAAAGCCATGGAGGAAGCCTACCTTCTGGGCAAGGCGGAGAAGTAAGCCCGACACAGCCCCCACAAAGGGGGCGCAGATGCAAGCCAACAAACTCCCCCAACCAAACCGCACAAGCCCCACACAGGGGCTGTGTGGCGAGGTGGTGGGGCAACGGAGGAATGAGTATGAACGACGAAAGAGTCATGGACCTTATCGTGGACATCTACAACAATATGAATGACGAGGATAAGGCTGGCTTCACGCTGGAAGCTGCCAAGGAGATGGTCAAGGACCAGATTGAAATTGATTTTTCCCAAGGTCGTGAGCCGCTGGAATACGACCCCCAGCTCTTTTATGAAGTAATCCGGGAATTCATTGAACAGGATGCCGAGGACGGAGAGTGATGTACATTCTGCCCGGTATTCCGGGCGGATGATCGTGCAGCATAGCCGCTTGCTATCCTCCCTACATGACGGTAATATGTGCATACCGAAAGGGGAAGACCCTACGGAATGAAAAATACGGAGGATTTCACCATGAAGAAGCATTTGAACAACTTCCCGGAACACAGCATCAGCATCGAGAGCTACTACGACCTGCTCAGTCCCTGCAACGACAGCATCCTGCAGTTTGGCGACCGGGTTCTGGTTGCCAAAACGAACTGGAAGGGCGGCGTGGAGGCTGCGGTTTACGGATTCGCTGAGGACCCCAAGGAAGGGCTTTCATCGATCGAGTGCCGGCTGGAACTGCTGAAGATTTCGGATGAGGTATTCTCGGATGCCGGACACGCCATCGAATGGTGCATCCGGAACGCACACTGAGAAGGGAGGGCGGCAAGATGGATGAACGCAATTCTTACGGCGTGACCCGAACTAAGCGGGACGGAACGGAGGCGACCGAATACTTCGACAGCCGGGAGGCGGCCGAAGACGCCTTTGAGCGGGACAAGGAAGCCCTCGCCCCGGAAGCCTACGAAAGCGTAGAGCTGATCCGCACGGACTGGTACGAACGTTCCGGCGAAAGCCTTGACTACCACAACTTCGGAGAATGAACCAGCGGCCCTTCCCAAGCGGAGGGGCTTGCTCGTTGCAGCGTATCCACGGGCAGAATTATACACATAAATCCGACAATGTCGAGGACGAATGATCGTGTATCATAGCCGCTTGCTATATGCCGCCACTGACGGTAATATACAGACACCGAAAGGGAAAAGCCCCACGGAACAAAAACACACGGAGGATACAGACCATGATGAAGAACGCCAAAACATACCTGACCCGCATCCAGGCGGCCGCCACCGAGCGAGAGCTGACCGGCATCGAGATTGCCTTCAAGCAGGACATGAGCATCAACTGCGATGACCTTGGCAAACTTTGCCGGGCAGCCGAGGACAAGCGGTACACCCTGCGGAACAACGCCGAAACCCTGCGGCTCAAGGACATCCTTTTCCAGCGGACGAAGGCCGAGATGGACGCCTACCACGACATGAGTGGAAAGCCGGAAAGCTGGACAGCCGAGGACATCGCCCACCAGCGCATCCGCTTTTGCAGCATCTGGCAGGTCATCGAGGAGGCCGAGCTTGCCGACGAGTATGAAGCCTGGAAGGAAGCCAACCCCAACGCATAACTCACAAAGGACACACGCCCCGCAGGGGGCTGTGTCTCGTATCCAACGTGTTTGATATACAAAGGACTTCTTCGGAGGTCCTTTTTCTTATACCAATTTCTGAAGAAGGGAGGGGAAGCCAATGGCTACCAGAGGCAGAAAACCGAAGCCGACAGCCATGAAGGAACTGGAAGGCAATCCGGGCAAGCATCCGCTGAACACCAGCGAACCGAAGCCCACAAAGAAAGCACCGGCCTGTCCGAAATGGCTGGAGCCGGAAGCAAAAAAGGAATGGCGGCGGCTTGCCAAGCAGATGGAAGCCATCGGCATCCTGACCGAAGTGGACATGGCTGCCTTCGCCGGCTATTGTCAGGCATACGCACGATGGAAGGAGGCGGAAGAATTCATCACCCAGCACGGTTCCATCGTTAAGACACCGTCCGGGTACTGGCAGCAGGTGCCGCAGGTGTCCATTGCCCAGACGTATCTGAAGATCATGAACCGGTTTGCTGAACAGTTCGGTCTGACACCTTCTTCCCGAAGCCGGATCATTGCATCGGACGGCGGTCCTGCGAATGCCGCCGATGAGATGGAAAGCCTGCTGGGAGGTGACGGATAATGGCAGAGACACGTCCTAAGAATTACCCGACGCTCAAGAACTACAAGCCCAGCCGGTTTATGCTGCCGACCTCCCATTACGATGCAGAAAAGGCAGACCGAGCTGTGCGGTTTATAGAGAACCTCCGTCACACCAAAGGCAAGTGGGCAGGCAAACGGTTCTGGCTATTGCCATGGCAGGAACAGATCATCCGGGATGTGTTTGGCATCGTGGACGAGCGTGGCAACCGTCAGTTCCGCACGGCGTATGTCGAGATCGGCAAGAAGAACGGCAAGTCCGAGCTGGCCGCTGCGGTGGCATTGTATCTGCTGTTTGCCGATAACGAGCCCTCCGCAGAAGTCTATGGCGCAGCCGCCGACCGTCAGCAGGCATCCATCGTCTTTGACGTTGCCAACCAGATGGTGCAGATGACCCCGGCTCTCATGAAACGCTGCAAGATCATGGCGGCGACCAAGCGTATCGTGAACTACAGCAACGCTGGATTCTATCAGGTGTTGTCGGCGGAAGTCGGTACGAAGCATGGCCTGAACGTGTCCGGGCTTGTGCTGGACGAGGTCCATGCCCAGCCCAACCGCAAGCTCTACGATGTCCTGACAAAAGGCTCCGGCGATGCCCGTGAACAGCCGCTGTTCTTCCTGATCACCACGGCCGGCACCGACAAGGAGAGCATCTGCTATGAGCTGCACATGAAAGCCCTTGATCTTCTTGCCGGTCGCAAGATAGACCACACATTCTACCCTGTGGTCTATGGACTGACCGATGAAGATGACTGGCACGATGAAGCCAACTGGTACAAGGCCAATCCCTCACTGGGACAGACTATCCAGATCCAGCGTGTCAGGGATGCGTTTCAGGAGGCATTGGATAACCCCGCAGAGGAGAATGTGTTCAAGCAGCTCCGTTTGAATATGTGGGTGTCCTCACTGACCCGATTTATCCCGGAACACATCTATGACCTCGGCAACCAACCAATCGATATGGAAGCTCTCAAAGGCCGTGACTGCTACGGTGGACTGGACTTGTCCAGCACTGGTGACATCACGGCTTTTGTGCTGATGTTCCCACCCAGAACCTCGGAGGAAAAGTACATCATGCTGCCGTTCTTTTGGATTCCGGAGGATACCATCCCTCAGCGGGTACGCAGGGCATCTGTGCCATACGATGTCTGGTACCAGCAAGGGTATCTGATGGCGACCGAGGGAAATGTCATTCACTACGGATTCATAGAGAAGATCATTGAGGAACTTGGAAACACATACCACATTAGGGAAATCGCCTTTGACCGATGGGGAGCGGTACAGATGACCCAGAACCTAGAGGGGATGGGATTCACGGTCGTACCTTTCGGACAAGGGTTTAAGGATATGAGCCCGCCTACCAAGGAGTTCTATAAGCTCCTGATGGAAGGACGGATCGTTCACGGCGGCAACCCCATCATGGCATGGATGGCCGGCAATGTGGTCGTGGACACCGATCCGGCTGGCAATATCAAGCCTACCAAGGCAAAGTCGCCGGAGAAAATTGACGGTATCGTCGCTGCGATCATGGCGCTGGACCGCTGCATCCGAAATGAAGGACAGCAGCATGGCAGCATCTACGATGAACGTGACATGATCGTTTTTTGATACACAAAATCATGGAGGATAAGATTATGAAGTATCTGATGAGTGCAGACTGGTGGCGCGCAGCAAGTATCCGTGCCGCAAAAACCATGTTCCAGACCGGTGCAGCACTGGTCGTGACCCAGATGCCCAGCGGTACGGTGGACTGGATGGCGGTAGGCAGCACAGTGATCGTGGCTGGCGTGGCCTCCCTCGGCACCAGTCTGGCCGGTCTGCCGGAGCTGGAAAAGGAGGATAACGCTTAATGACATTCTGGGAATGGCTGGGTTTTGAAAACCCAAGGGACTCCCCCAAAACAGAATCACCACCAAAAGAAGGTCTGCCAGAGGTCACGGACAATGTCCGTGATTCCGGGCAGACCTTTGTGTTTGGCAGATCCAATGCAGGGGAACAGGTGGATGAAAAGGCCGCCATGCAGATTCCTACTGTGTATGCCTGTGTCCGGCTGCTGGCAGAATCCATTGCAGCCCTGCCGCTGCACCTTTACCGGGTGACGGATGACAACGGCAATAAGGAAAAGGCACGAGATCACCCTCTGTACAAGATCCTGTACCGACAGCCCAACCCGGAAATGACGGCCTTTGTCTTCTGGGAGACCCTGATGACCCATCTGCTCCTCTGGGGCAATGCCTACGCACAGATCGTCCGGGATGGCAAGAACACGGTACTGGGTCTGTATCCGCTGCTACCTGAAAACGTTGAAGTGGATCGCGATGAAAGCGGCGAGCTGTACTACATCTACCACGCCTATACGGATGAAGTTCCGGGAGAGCAGAACAAGGATATCTACTTTCGCCGGGATGAGATATTCCATGTGCCGGGGTTGGGCTTCAATGGCCTGATCGGTTTTTCACCGATCGCCATGATGAAGAACAGCCTCGGCACTTCTATTGCAGTGGACAAGTACGGGTCGGCGTTCTTTAAGAACGGCGCACAGCCCAGCGGTGTGTTGGAACATCCCGGCGTCATGAAAGACCCGAATCGTGTCCGGGATAACTGGGAGGCGGCATACGGTGGCGCAGCCAACGCCCATCGTGTGGCGGTGCTCGAAGAGGGCATGACCTACAAGCCTGTATCGCTGCCGCCGGAGGACAGTCAGTTCCTTGAATCCAAGCAGTTCTCTGTGACGGAGATCTGCCGCATCTTTCGTGTGCCTCCTCATCTGGTGGCCGACCTGTCCCATGCGACCTTTTCCAACATCGAATACCAGTCGCTGAATTTCGTGATGCACTCCCTGACTCCGTGGCTCGTCCGCATTGAGCAGGGCATCATCAAGGATCTGCTGCTGGAGGAAGAACAGGATACCTACTTTCCGAAGTTCAATGTGGACGGTCTGCTGCGCGGCGACTACCAGAGCCGGATGAACGGCTATGCCACCGGCATCAGCAACGGTTTTCTGTCTCCCAACGATATCCATCGTCTGGAAAACATGGATCTGATCCCGGCTGACCAGGGCGGTGACGACTACTACCTGAACGGCGGCTATGTGAAGTTGAAAGACGCAGGACTGGCGCAGCAGAACAAGGCTGCCGCTGCCCAGCAGAATCAGCCTCAGCAGACACAGCCGGAGGAAGAAAACCCTGACAGCGATAACCGGCAGAGTGAGAGTATGCCGAAGAAAAGTGGAAGGAGAAGTAGATGAAAAAGTTCTGGAACTGGATCAAGGACAGTGACGAGA